TAGAAAAACCCATGGTCATACTCAACGGACCAGCAGGACAAGTCAAGGTCACCTTGCAAACTCAAGACCTGTTGGATGTGTTGGCGCAACCGGCCAGCTACGGCATTACCAGATTCAGTGGCAATCTAAATGAAGCGGTATTTACTGATGCACAGTCGGGCGGCCGTGCACCTTGTAACATAGTAAATTCAGTTTTGCCACGCTATGTGCCTTCGGCACCACTCACTGTACCTACAACCAAACTCAGTGCTCAAGGATCAGCCGACGGTACCGGCTTTGCTGATTATCCAGGAACCAACTGGTACTGGGGCGGAAATCCCAACGGTGGCAACTATTGGAATTCATTCCTCAACACCGAATACTACAGCAGTTTTGTTGTGCCCAAGTCGCCTGTGACCACAGTGCAACTGACCTTGGACGGGTATACTGGTACTATCAAGGCACAGGCTGCTGAAAACTATGAATCAATTCCCTACAATGTAACTGAATCAACAACCTATTTGAACCACACTGGCACTGTTCACATGAACATCATTGGCTGGCATCCCTTGGTCCGCCTTTGTTTCAACAACAGTATCTTTGCTGTGCCTGGCGGCAATGGCATTCCAGCACAGGCCTATGCTGCTTGCGACAACGGTATAGTCACTTCGATCACAGTTCAAAATGCTGGACAAGGTTATTTGGCACCTCCTAAGATCAGTATTGTGGGCGACGGCGCAGGCGCCACAGCCGAAGCCACCATCAGCGACACAGGCAGTATTGAAACCATTACCGTGACCAATGGTGGATCTGGTTATTGGTTGGTTCCAGCCGCCGGTGTCAATACACCTTATTACCCTTTGCCACCTAGCCAACAAGGCGCCATGGTCATTATCAGCACTGGCTACGTTTTGGATCTGTATTACAGATAAATGAAGCTCAAGAAAATTGTAGGCTTTGGAGACAGTTGGATCTGGGGCGACGAATTAATTGATCCTGCACTTGACGCACATCCAAGAAGAAGTCCGGATCTAACAGAAAACGACACCTACCGAGAACGCAACTGTTTCCTGGGACTCTTGGGACAACACTACGCAGTACCGGTGGAGAATTATGGTATTCCGGGTGGTAGCCTACAAAGTGCAGTATGGACATTTCTTTGGTGGCTGGATCACGAACCCAATCCCGAACAGTGTTTGATCTTGGTTGGACATACCGGTCCGGCTAGATTCAGCTATTATGATCCCAATAAGGTCATGACACCCATTGATCCTGCGTGGAATAGATTTGTGCATAGTGCATGGCCTGTTGAAGCGGAATGGAAAACCCTAATACAACAACAAACGGTTTTGACTGATAGTCGAGAACTACAGGCCTTACGATTTCAAGAAACGGTCCTGTTGTTTGATGGCGTGTCCGCTAGGCAAGATCTCAACCTAATTCAATTTAACCTGGCCGAACCCATACGGTTAGTAAGTCATGCCCAAACCATGGCCTGGCCCAGTTGGAGTTTTAGTGAATGGTTCTTGAAAGAACTGCCTGCTACATACCGCAAACCTGGTAATCATCCAAACGAACTGGGGCACCAATTGATCTGTGATCGCTTGATTTCTCACATAGATTCCTGTATAATTAAAGGATGATAGATGTTGTTACATATTTGCCCGGTAAACGAAAACAAACTGCTTCGGGTTGGATCAGTTTCAATGCACCCTGTTGCATACATCGTGGCGATACACAGGATCGACGCAGTCGTGGCGGCCTAAAACCCACAGCCGACGGTTCCTGGAGTTATCATTGTTTCAACTGTGGCTACACGGCCAGTTTTATTTTGGGACGCAACATCACATTCAAAGCTCGTCGCTTGTTAGAGTGGTTGAATGTGCCCGCAGAAGAAATTGAACGTATCAATCTTGAAAGTCTAAAGCAAAGATCAATTGAAGGCCTGTTGGGTGAGCGGCAACAGGTAGCAGACCGCTTGGCCGCTATCGAGTTTGAAGACAAAGACCTGCCAGCAGATACACAGACATTGAATCCGCAAGCTATTGAATATCTAACCACACGCAGGATACCCATGGACTATCCATTCCTGTACAAGACCATGCCCAGGCCTGGAATTGTGATTCCGTTTACCTATGATAATCAGGTAGTAGGACACACTACAAGATTCCTAGATGATCGTACTCCTCGATATATTCAGGACATACAGCCGGGTTATGTTTTTGGTACAGATTTGCAACGTCCAAACTGGCAATCAGCGATTGTGTGTGAAGGAGTATTTGATGCACTCAGCATCAATGGCCTAGCTGTGTTACACGCAGAAATCAATGATGCCCAGGTTCGAGTAATACGCAATCTGGCTCGCGATGTTGTTGTAGTGCCTGACCAAGACGAAGCTGGTATGCGATTAGTGGATCGTGCTGTAGAGCTGGGCTGGGCAGTAAGCATGCCCGATTGGCCCGCAGGATGCAAGGATATAAACGATGCGGTGATTTGTATGGGCCGTTTGGCAACCTTGCTAACTATAATGCAAGCCAAAGAAACCAGTAAGATTAAAATTGAACTAAGGAAGAAACAACTTGTTAAAAGACTACGGGCTTGATGTCCAAAAACTATTCTTAGAAATGATGTTGCAAGACGCAGAGTCGTATGTGCGTGTGCAAAACATTTACAATCCGGAAAACTTTGATCGTAGCCTTAGACCAGCGGCTGCTTTTATTGCCGAACACAGTGACCAACATAAAACACTACCCACTGTAGAACAGATCAGTGCCAGCACAGGCGTTCAACTACAAACTGTACCAGATCTAAACAACGGGCACTTTGAATGGTTTATGGCCGAGTTTGAACAGTTTACTCGCCGTCAAGAACTAGAGCGTGCAATTTTAAAAAGTGCCGACCTGTTAGAAAAAGGTGAATATGATCCAGTAGAAAAACTAATCAAAGATGCGGTACAGATCAGCCTGACCAAAGACATGGGCACAGACTATTTTGCAGATCCTCGGTTACGTATTGACAAATACTTCAACTCAGGCGGCCAGGTTTCAACCGGTTGGCCACAAATGGACAAGATCTTGTACGGTGGATTTAGCCGTGGTGAGCTTAATATTTTTGCAGGCGGATCTGGTTCGGGTAAGTCGCTTGTTATGATGAACATAGCACTGAGTTGGTTACAAGCAGGACTCAGCGGTGTGTATATCAGTTTGGAACTTAGCGAAGAACTATGTGCGCTTAGAACAGATGCCATGTTGGCCGGAATGAGCACAAAGGAAATCCGCAAAGACATTGATCAAACAGAACTCAAGGTCAAGTTAGTAAGTAAAAAAGCCGGACAGTATCGTATCAAAGCATTGCCAGCACAGAGCAACATCAATGACATTCGCAGTTATATCAAAGAAGTGCAGGTACAGACAGGTATTAAGGTAGACTTTATCATGTGTGACTACTTGGACCTGTTGATGCCCGTCAGTGCCAAGGTCAGCCCAAATGACCTGTTTGTCAAAGACAAGTATGTTAGTGAAGAGTTACGCAACTTGGCCAAAGAACTCAATGTGTTGTTTGTGACAGCGTCGCAGTTGAATCGTAGTGCGGTAGAAGAAATTGAATTTGATCATAGTCATATTTCAGGTGGTATTAGTAAGATCAATACAGCAGACAACGTGTTTGGTATCTTTACGTCGAGAGCCATGCGTGAGCGTGGCAAGTATCAAATACAATGTATGAAGTCGCGCTCTAGTACAGGTGTTGGTATGAAGATTGACTTGGACTACAACATTGAAACCATGCGTATCACAGACCCAGGCGAGGAAGAACAAGCAGGTGGATTTAAACGACCTGGCGGAAACTTACTGGATTCAATCAAAGCTAAAAGTACAATGATTTCTTCTGAGACTGCACCAGAACGTGAAGAGTCGGGCAAAATCACAGCCGATGTGCAAAGTGCCAAATTAAAACAGTTGTTGGGACAAATCAAAACTTCATGAACGATCTGTATTGTTCTATGATCCACGGCGGTCTAGAAATAAATTTCAAGTCTAATTTTGGCCCAAATCGTGCTGAAGTTCAGCATTGTTGCCTGCGAACAAAACGGGCTCCAATGGAATTGACCAATGATTTTTGGCATAGTCCTGTTTTTCATCCGTTAAGAAATATCAACAAACAAAATCAATGGGATCCTGGGTGTTCGAACTGCCACAGCCTTGAAAAATCTAATTTAACCAGTTTTCGTCTCGGCATGAACGAAGGCCTAGGCATTGCTGGACAGACTGACCTGTCGGGTCCTGCTCGAATTGATATCATGTTTGACATCAGTTGTAATTTGGCCTGCAGATCGTGCGGCCCAGAATCCAGTACCTATTGGCAACGGCATCTCAAGGATAACGGCTTATGGAATCAAGCTGTTACAACTCCCAGAAGCAAAGACGAAGTTATTGCAACCCTGGCCAAACTGGATCTGTCGAATCTTCGACAGTTGGTATTTTGTGGCGGCGAGACCTTGTTGGGGCAAGAGTATTGGGATGTAGCCGCATGGTTGGCCGAAAATGTACCCAATGCCGATCGTCAACTGACCTTGTGTTTTCAGACCAATGGCACGCAGGCCATATTGCCCAGGAATATTGATATTATTAAAAAATTCCACTTGGTCAAATTGCATATCAGTTTAGACGGAGTTGGCCAACGTTTTGAATATCTACGGTGGCCAGCCAAGTGGAATCAAGTGGTTCAAAACATACTGGATCTACGTGCTGTTTTGCCCGGTAATGTGATGTTTTTAATAGAGGAAACAATAAGCATTTTTAATCTGTTTTATCTTGACGAACTTGACACATGGTCACATGAAAATTTTACAACCAACAGAGAAGGCGATGTTGTTAATCATACTAGACACCTGGCCGCAGGAATATTCAATCTCAACAACATCACTCAGGAATATGTGGATCATATAGCTAACACCGCGTATAAAAATCTTGTACCTGTAGACTGGAAGGAAAATCCTGCAAATATACAACAAATGCTGGCAGAAATTAAGAAATTTGATGCCTTAAGAAATGAATCCTTTGCCCATGTGTTTCCTGAATTGCTAAATCTTTACCGTAGATTCTGGTAAATAATTCAAAGGTCTTGCCTATTATGCAAAAGAAAACTAGAAGCCTGTTGGAAGAACTGGATGCCATGTACATCGAGCGTGATCAACGCCATGTTATTGAAAATCGTGCATCTAACATCATAACCAGTGCTATACGTTTATTGGAAGAAATTGAAGGCAGTTACACCGCCGAACAGGCTGAAAATCTCACAAGAAAATTGCTCAACGCCATACGGTTAAAAGACCCTGAAAAATTTACAAGAACTGTCAGGAAAACCGATGCAAATTCATGAACTAACACAACGCCAGCTGGATGAGGGTTTTATGGACGCTGTCAAAACGGCCGGCAAGGCCGCAGCAGCCAAAGCAGCGCCGGTTGTTAAACAAGCTACACAACAAGCTACACAGTATGCCAACAATCAATACAACAAAGGTGTTGCACAGAGCGGCGGCGGTGTCGGCGGTGCTATCAACGGTGCAGCCAATGTAGCCGGCGGGGTAGCAGGTAAAGTAGCTGGTGGTGTTAATGCACTGGGTCGCAGTCTAGCCAGTCCGTTCAAACAGGTAGGCCAGGCTTTCAAACAAGCCGGAGTAAATTCCAAGGCTGCAGGTACAGCCGGAAAAGCGCAACAAGCCTGGAACAGTTATCTTGAAAATTTACAAAATACACAACAGGTTACTCCGCAAATAGCCGAAACCAATTTGCGTGCCTGGGTGCAAAAGAATCTACTAGGAAACTTGGCTTATCAATACGATCAGTTAACCAACAAGAACGAAATCGAAGACATGATCAAATCCATTGCTGATCCACGCAATGCCGACGCTGGTAAACAAACACAGTTATGGACGCAGTTGGTCAAAACACTCGGAGTGGCACAGGTAAGTGGCGGTGCCGGAGCTCAGCCAGGAGCCAAAGGTCGTAAAGGTGTTCCTGGCGGTGGAGGGTTGGCACCAGCAGCAAATCCTGGGCAAGTAGCCGCGGCTATTCAAGCCAGCGGCATAACACCTGCTTCGTATCAAAACATGGCCACTGTGTTACAAAATGTTGCAGCCTCTAAAACAATTGGTAGTACTAACAATCCAGGCATGGATGCTTTCTTAAAATCTCTAGGATTTACCGTACAATGAAAATTCTTGAAGGCGGCAACGTATTCAAGACAGCCGATGGACAAAGTGCTACTCAACGCATCAATCAAACTGATGTAAAACCTACCTTGGCCTGGTTAGAGCACATGTTGCCAGACCTGGATCTACAAAACAATACCCTAGGTTCAACCGGCATCAAAGACACATCGGGTGATCTAGATATTGCTGTGGATGCCAGTCGAGTTACCAAAGAACAGTTGCAACAACAACTACAGGCCTGGTGTGTAAGCCAAGGACTTAAACCCGAAGAGTGGATTAAAAAGTCGGGCTCAGCTGTACACTTTAAAACTCCCATTGATGGTCGCCCCGATCGTGGATATGTGCAGACTGATTTTATGTTTATGAATGATGTGCCTTGGTCAAAGTTTGTCTTAGGTGCCATGCCTGCAGATAGCAAGTACAAAGGTCGCGAACGTAATGTGTTAATGAACAGTATTGCCAAAAGCATGGGTTACAAGTTGAACCAAAATGCCGGCATTGCTGATCGCGCTACCAATCAACTGATAACAAATGACCCAGACCGCGTGGCCAAACTGTTGTTGAATCGTACTGCCACACGTCAAGACCTGGCATCGGTAGAAACAATCTTACAGGCACTCAGCACCGATCCCAAACGCGATGCCAAGCTGGCCGACTTTAAGGCTCACATGGAACGTGAAGGCTTGCCTTTCTTGGAAGATACCATGGAAAGCACTGATCCTTATATTGAATATAGTGATGTCAATTTTTTAGCACGTCTACGTGATCGCATTGTTAATCAAGGCATGCAAAAGTTAATTGAAAGTGAAGTACAAGGCGGACGTGCCAAGGGTATTGAGCATCTTGAAGACTATGTGTTCCGTAACGGATCAGCTGGTATCAAGCGTGCCATGGACATTATCAAACATACTTCTGCCGACACAGGCCGAACAACTACGGTCAAATGGGACGGCAAACCTGCCTTGGTATTTGGGCGTGATGCCGCCGGCGATTTCATCCTGACCGATGTGGCTGGATTTGCCGCCAAAGGCTACAACGGCCTGTTTAAAAGTCCAAGACAAGTGCGCCAACATTTGGCCGCTAGAGATGCCGATAGTGCCGCACAAGGCAAGCCTGCAACTCGTGTAGCAACCCTGGCACCTATCTATGACAAGCTATGGCCCATGTTGGAATCTGCTGTACCCAAAACGTATCAAGGCTTTTTTCAAGGCGACCTACTTTACACTGACACACCACCGGTTGAAGCTGGTAACTATGTGTTTAGACCCAATACTGTAGAATACAAAATTCCAGTGGCCAGCGACGTTGGTCAAAGAATTGGTGCCAGTGATGTGGGCATTGCCATGCATACCCGTTTTGCTGAAGCTGGCGCACCCAAAGAACCTATTGGCACGTTTAAATTTAAAACAGTACCAGGTTTATTGTTGTTAGAGCCGGTGTATGCCAAACAAAATGTGCGTGCCAATAAAGAAATGTTGCAACAACTACGAGATGTTTATACCAAGGGCGGAGCCGCAATTGATCAACTGTTTAATCCTGCGGACCTGCGTGCCTTACAAATCACTGACTTGCCCAAGTTATGCATTGACTACATCAACAGCCGAGTTGGCGGCACCTTTGACAACATGTTGGCCGGCTTTGGCGCTTGGTTACAGCAACACGTGAGTCCAAGAAAATTTGCCAACATAGTAGAATACCTACAGAGCCCCCGTAGCAACATAGGTGGCATGGCCGCGGCCTTTACAGCTTGGGTCCTGCTACATGATATCAAGATGGATTTATTACAGCAGTTGGATCTACAACATCCAGGGCAAGAAGGCTGGGTTATGGCCACTCCGGGTGGCATGGCCAAGGCAGTAAATCGTTTGGCCGGCGGATTTACCGACGCTAATCGTGCTGTAAACAACCCAGAATCCCAACCAAACTCCTGATTTTTTACCAATCTGGTAAATACTTGCAGGTCCTCAGTGACCATATATAAAGGAGATTCAAAATGGCTTATATCACAATCGTATCCGGTGGAGCACAACCGGTATTTGCAACAGACGTATTAAACGGCACACCTTCACAGTCCGGTAACTTAGCAGCAGCACCAGTTACTAACTTCCAAGGTCCTAAATTAGACTTTTTCCAAGCTACAGCAAACGCTGCCTTGACAGGTGGAGTAGGCAATGTAAGTGGATTTATTTCTAACACATTGACAAGTATCCAGCAAACAAGTACTGTTGCTATGTATCAGGTTAACCCTGCTGCTAACACAGTATTGAACGTTGCTGTATTCCCAACAGGCGCTTTTGCCAACTCTGCTACATTCTTGACAGCATGTCAAGCTGCTAACGCAAGTGGTGGCTTCAACATTGGTTGGGCAAGTGCTGGTGCAAACGCTGTGTTCACAACACAAGGTACATACTATATTGCTTAATAGCTTATAGTTTCACACAAAACCCTGGAATTAAAACTCCGGGGTTTTTTGTTGGCATTAAATACACACATAATGACAGTGAGCAAAATTACCGAAGTGACCATATTTGAAAGCCCAGATGGCGGACGCACAGTGTATGCCCGTAATCCTGGAAGCCATCATAGAACCCTGCACCGCCAAGATCCAGAACTACAACGAGAGTTGGAGGAACTGGAACAGCAAAAACGATGGGTTGATATTTTTCAAACACGACGAGATAATGTCGAACTGAACAGCCTGTGCGAGCAGGTAGAAATACTTTACGAATTATCACGAACACAATAGATGCGATTTGCCTGCACCACCTTGTTTGATATCACACCAACTGGAATAACTGGACATTTTAAAGCAACCCGTATCCCATTTGAGGATCAGGCTGGACGTACCATAGACTCAGTTGTAACCTGGAATATTGCACGTAATCAACAACGCAACTGGGAAACCTTGACGCAAATCATTGGCATGCGTGCTCAAATCTTTGATATCACTAGACCAACACGTGAAGCCGGATTGACCTGGCGTTTTGAATTTGAAACTGAAACTGAAGGTGTGTATGGAGATACCGCTGATCCAGTTGGTGTATTGAGACTTGATGCCGAAGGAGTACCCATGTTGCTGGATCTGGACAATCGTAAAGATCTAGCTCCGGTATTGATCACTTCAGGCGCAGAACAAAACATTTGGTTTGAACCTATCACCATAAATATACAATAGGTTCCCGGAACCGCCAACATAGAGAGAATATTATGACTGTTGAAGCTACAGACATCGAAAAAAAGAGTTTAGAGGCCCATGTGGAGCTCTGTGCTGAACGTTACAATGCCCTAGAAGACAAAATGAGCACAATGGCTGAAAATATTTCACACCTCTGTGTCATGGTTCAAGAAGTAAAATCCAGCGTAAGCAAACTGAGTGAAAAGGGTACCGATCGATTAATCGGCTGGGGAGTTGGAATCATTGGATTTCTGGGCGCCTCGGTTGTTTACCTGATATCTCACTACGTTATTAAATGAAGTCTGACCAAGAATTTGATCGCATGTTCCGCCAGGAATTTTGCAACATAGTTGACAATTTGATTTGGCAAAATGATGCCGGTGAATACGAAGTGTTTGGCAAGTACCGCATAATTCCCATGAAACCTGGATATCAGGTATTTTGCTCGGCCACAGATGCTGGAACATTCCACAGCACAAGAACAGCACTCAGTTGGTGCATTGCCGACAAACATCAAGTTTATAATTTGGCTAGAGAACTGTTAGAAACCGATAACAAGTTATACAGTCTAAACCAGGATATATCGTCCCGTACAGCAGTGGGCGAACGTAGCAAAGACCCTAATTTTCGCGATATTATCGCTACCAAACTAGAGAGCAAAATTATACACAAAAAACGCCTGGAAAATCAACTAACCAAATGTGTAAACTGGGCTAAATATTGTCAACAACGAGGATTTGAAAATGAAACTGCAAGAACTGGCCGTACCAAGTCAAACAAAACAAGCCGCTAAGGTATTTGAAAGCTACTTTGGAGATCGTATCTCTTTTGAGACCATTTCCCGCCGTCAGGCACAGGCCCTGTTGAATCGTGTGCGTGGATTGGTTAGCGAACATCGTCGCACTCCTAAATTCCACCACAGCGAACAAGACCCTACCTACATGAAATTGATCATGTTGGAACAGGTACTGTCAGCTCGTGTTAAAGAAGAGCAAGTCATGGGCACAGTGGTTCCAGCTGGTGGCATGGGTATGCAAGGCCAAGATCCTCAAAAGCAGGCTGCACTACAACAAGCCGCTATCCAGCAACACAAGAAACAAGGCCAAGAACAAATGAAACAGATTGATCAACAAATGGCCGATCTGCAAAAACAAAAAGCACAACTGCAACAACAGATGAACAATCCTGCTGCAATGGCCGAAAGCCGCCGTCGTGCTCGTCGTCTGCGTGAAGCAAGTGAGATTCAACAAGCTCAAGTTGTGTTGGCCAGTCAAGACATGGTTGATCAAGTTCAAAAGATGAGTGAACAGGTCAGTGCTATGCAGTTCAAAGACCTTCCTGCTTTGATTGATCAAATCAAGAACGAAGTTGGCGTTGACCAAGCCATGCAGTTTAATACAGATGCAACAGCCGCTCTTGCTGGCCTGTTACAGAATCTTCAAGGTGCCAAGACTCAATTAGAGCAGGCAACAGGTGTAGTTACAGGACAAGCTCCTACTATTCCCGGCGACGACATGGGTGCTGACATTGGTGCCGAAGCTGGTGCAGAGTTGGGCGCAACCGATGCTGGATTAGATGGCGGCGAACTACCACCAGAACTACCGGCACCAGGCGATGAAGAAGAATTAGCTCCTCCTTCTGCCAGTCTGGGCCGTGGCCGTAGATAATGTTGATTAGAGAATTTGCTAACGACGATACAAATTCTGACGCTGTAAAATTAGCCAGTCTGGCTACCTTGTTGGCAGATCGTGCCGATGATGAAAATGCGCAGAAACAAATCAGTCAGTCGGCCTTCATTGAAGCTGCCAAGAGTCTAGGTGTTAATCTTACCCCTGATACGTTAGGTACTGCAATTGGTATGGAGCCTCTTAGCAATATCCTAGAACCACTAGAACCTAATTCAGGTGTGGTTCGATTCAAAGGCAACACTGAAGCCGAAACCGGAATGAGTGTTGACCAAGCCCGTGCTGTAGTAGATTCCAACGCCAAAGCCGCACTCAAACGACGCCAATAAAGTTGACAGTTTGTATCAAATCTGTTACAATTAAAAAGATGAAACACATTTTCTTTGTCCTTATGATGTTAATAATTGTGCCCGTTACAGCAGCCGGTCTGCAACAGTTAATAGACAGCATTAAAAAACCTCCCGCAACTGTGCCGCAACCTGCTCCACCCCTACCGTCTGCACCACAGGCACCTAAACCACCGGTAAAGAAATAATATGGCATATTCAGAAAAAGTAATCGACCATTATGAAAATCCACGTAACGTGGGCAAGATGGATGCTACCGATCCCGCAGTGGGCACAGGTATGGTAGGTGCTCCGGCCTGCGGTGATGTAATGAAGTTACAAATCAAAGTAGAAGATGGAATTATAACAGATGCAAAATTCAAAACGTATGGTTGTGGGTCGGCGATCGCTTCAAGCTCACTTGTCACTGAGTGGGTCAAGGGCAAAACGCTGGACCAGGCTGGCGCAATTAAGAATGCTGACATTGCAGAGGAACTCGCGCTCCCGCCGGTTAAGATCCATTGTAGTATCCTTGCGGAAGACGC